ATAATGTATATAAATAATTATTTTGTAACACCTATATGGAGTGAAATTAAAAAAGACTTTGTTAAGTCTTTAAACAAAGCTTCCGATCCATATATTAAAGAAGCCAGAAAAACTAAGGAAGCTAAAGCTCATATTAAAGCTCACGGTGATTTTGGCACCTCGTGGCATTCAACTCAATTACTAACTGACACTCAGTTTATGGATTTTAGAAATTATGTGGGTCAAAAGTGTTGGGAGTTTTTAGATCATTCAGGATTTGATATGAGTAAGTATACCACTTTCTTTGAACAAATGTGGGTACAAGAATTTGCTAAGAAAGGTGGAGGAAATCATTCAGCGCACGTACATTGGAACACTCACGTCAATGGTTTTTATTTTTTAAAAGGTAGTGAGAAGACATCGATGCCAGTATTTCACGAACCTAGAACTGGAGCAAGAGCAACTAAATTACATATGAAAAATCAAAAAGGAATATGGCCCGGCACAGAACTCATTCATTTTAAAGCGGAACCAGGATTGCTTATGTTTTTTCCAGGGTACTTAGAACATGAATTTTCTGTAGATTATGGTAACGCTCCGTTTAGATTTATTCATTTTAATATATCAGCTGTATTAAAAGACATGGCTAAAGATGTCGTTTAAAAAAAATAAATATGTAGTTATTAGACAAGCTATTTCAAAAGACTTAGCTGCCTTTGTAGCTAATTACTTTGCCCTAAAAAAACAAGTTTATGATACCTGTCGAGCAACAAGATTTATTTCACCTTTTGAAAATTTATTAGGCGAGTATGAACCAGCGGATGGTCAGATTCCACATACCTATTCTTGTTATTCAGATATCGCCATGGAAACTTTAATGTTGAAATGTCAACCTCTTATGGAAAAGACTACGGGATTAAAATTAACTCCCGCTTATAGTTTTGCTCGACTTTATAAAAAAGGGGATATTCTAAAAAGACATAAAGATCGATTTAGTTGTGAAATATCTACAACCATGAATCTTGGAGGAGACCCATGGCCAATTTATCTTGAGCCATCTGGTCAGGAGGGGAAGAAGGGTATTAAAGTAGATTTAAAACAAGGAGATATGCTGGTTTATAGTGGCTGTGAACTAGAGCATTGGAGAGAAAAGTTTAAAGGTAAAGAATGTGTACAAGTATTTTTACATTATAATAATCGTAAGACCCCTGGCGCCAAAGAAAATATGTTTGACAAACGTCCACATTTAGGTCTTCCTTCTTGGTTTAAACGATGATATAATTCTTTGATGGAGGCAGGGATCCACCACATACCCCCTGTCTCCTTCTAAGGATTATATTTTATGTTATTAGGCTTTGGCGCATTTGCAGAATTACCCATATCAACAGCGGGTCCAGACAATAGTGTAACTATTTCAGTTACCGGCAATCAAGTAACTATTAGTATTGGAGATACTAATATTAGTGCAGATTCTATTGTAGAAATCCCTACTCCAAGTCAGGTTGTTTTAGGTTTCGGTAGTGTAACTATTACAGGAGACGCCAACCTTAGTGTTACCGGTTCTCAGGTAACCCTAGGCACAGGAAACGTGACGGTCACGGCAGGTGCCACTATTTCTCCAAGCGGAAATAGCCTTGTAATTTCAAGCGGAACTGTTACAATAACTGCAGACGCAAATGTTGATCCTACAGGAAGCACGCTTACGCTTGCTACAGGAACGGCACAAGCAATAACATGGAGTGAAATTATTCCAGGCGCAACTATGGTCTGGACACCAATAGACACGGGAACGTAATATTATGGCATCAACTTATTCAACAAACGCTCAATTAGAACTCATAACAACTGGTGAAAAAGCTGGTTTATGGGGCACTATAACTAACACAAACTTACAAATTGTAGAGCAAACTTCAACTGGTGTATTAGATGTGGATTTATCTGCAGGTAGCTCTACGCTTGTCTTAACAGATGGAGCAACTTCTACAGGTAAAAATATATACTATAGACTTTATGGTACTTTAGCAGCTAACAGAACAGTTACTATGCCAGGTACTGCAGAAAGAGTCTGGATTATGAAAGATGATACTGTTAGAGGAACGTCTAATAGAACTCTAGGAGTATTAACTGCTTCAGGAACAGAGCAACCTATTCCTCCAGGAGCAACAGTTTTATGTAAATCAAATGGAACCGAAACAGTAGTTACTATTCTTGAAAAAGGATATGCAACTATTACCAATTCAAACAGTCCTTATACTGCTGTGGCTGGGGCACAGATTTTTGCCAACACAACAGCAAACCCTATTACCGTTAATTTACCGGCTTCTCCTAGTGTGGGAGATGAAGTAATGGTTATGGATACCAGAGGAACTTGGAATTCAAATAACTGTACCATAGGAAGAAACGGACAGCCCATTAATACTGCTACATCTGATTTAACCCTCAATACAGATAGTCAAGCCATTACCCTAGTGTATGTAGATGCAACTAGAGGCTGGGCTTACAAAACCAATACAGCTTAGGAGCTAAACTTATGGCTCTCTTTGAAATGAAATTTCAGCCGGGTGTCGATAAGCAGGATACTGCTGTCGGAGCAACCGATCGTTGGGTAGATTCCGACAATGTTAGATGGAGATATAATCTTCCAGAAAAAGTAGGAGGATGGTCTTCTTTATTAACTGACACTATTGTAGGTGTGGCTAGAAGGCAACACGCATTCGTAGATACTGATGGCAATAAATATGTAGCCATTGGTACTGATAAATTTTTACTTATATATTTTGAAGGAACTCTTTACGATATAACACCTTGGCGTTCTGACAATGCTGGTGTTCAAACCGAATTTACAGGTTCAACATTAGCAACAGATAGTACTACAACTAAACAATGTACTATTACAACTGGTTCTAATCATGGATTAGAAGTAGGAGATATTATTGTTTTAAACACTGTTACCCTACCGGGTGGTACGGGATTACTTGCTACGCAGTTCGAAGATAAAAAATTTCAGGTTTTATCGGTTCCTACCTCTGTGACTTTTACTATCAACTCTTCAAATCAAGCTACATCTGTAGTTGGAACTGGTGGAAGTATGAAAGTTCAACCTTATGCAACTGTGGGTCCCGCTGCTCAAACGTATGGTTATGGATTTGGTGTTGGTAATTATGGCGGAACTATTACTGGTGTTCAAACTAGTAATTTAGATGGAGCTTTAAATGCCGATACAGCTGGAACCGGCGGATCAGGAACTAGTATTACTTTAGATTCAACAACAGGATTTACTTCAAGCAATGGAACTATTTTAGTTGATAGTGAGTTAATTAAATACACTGGTATTTCTTCAAATGATTTAACAACGATTACTAGAGGAGCTTATGGAACAGCTGTTTCTGGTACAACGGGAAGTGCACATAGTGATGGCACGATAGTTTATGATGCAACAAATTATACTCAATGGGGAAATGCAGTTAATGCTTCTGACGTTACACTAGAACCAGGTCTCTGGTCACTAGGAAACTGGGGAGAAGTTTTAGTTGCAACGATTGCAAATGGAAAAACATATACATGGAATTCAGGGATAAGCGGATCAGCAAGATTTACCAACAGAGCTTCAACTACAACGGCTAATTATGTAACAGCGTTAGTAGCAGGTACTGCTAAAGGTAACCCGACAGCAAGTCGAATGACATTAGTTTCTCCAACAACTCGGCACTTAATTCACTTTGGAACTGAAACAACTATTGGAACCGACTCCACTCAAGACGATCTATTTATTAGATTCTCGGATCAAGAACAGATTAATATTTTTGCTCCAGAAGCGGACAATACTGCAGGTACACAAAGACTTCAAGATGGTACAAAAATTATGGGGGCTATTAAAGGAAAAGAAAATATTTTAGTCTGGACCGACAATGCTCTCTACTCTATGAAATTTGTAGGCGCGCCATTTACCTTTGGATTTGAACAGGTAGGTACAAACTGTGGATTAATTGGTCAGAATGCCTGCTGTGAGATTGATGGTGTTGCTTATTGGATGGGGAACAATGGTTTCTTCTCCTTTGATGGTACGGTTAATTCTTTATCTTGTTCAGTAGAAGACTATGTTTATAGTGATTTTGACACTACTAAAGGACAACAAGTATATGCGGGTATTAATAACTTATTTACCGAAGTAATTTGGTACTACCCAAGTTCTGGTGAAACCTACAATGACAAATATGTCATATATAATTATGGAGAAAAAACTCAACTTCCAACTGGCGTTTGGTATACAGGAGTTAATACTAATTCTATTCGAACTACATGGATTGATTCTATTGTTTATCCAAAACCTTATGCTACTCAATTTAATAGTTCAGCAACAGGGACTTTTCCAAGTATTATTGGTGAAACAGGATTAGGCCAGACTGTTTACTTTCAACAAGAAACTGGAACCGATCAATTAAATCCCGATGGATCTACAACTGCTTTAACTTCTTCTCTGCAATCTTTTGATTTTGCTATTCAAACGGATAAAGGGATGGGAGAATATTTTTTAGCGATGAGAAGATTCATTCCTGATTTTAAAACTTTAACTGGTACTGCTAAAGTAACGGTAGGTTTAAAAAATTTTCCTTCATCTTCAAGAACCGATAGTACCTTAAGTCCTTTTAATGTGCTGCCTAGTTCTACACAATTCAATACCCGAGCTAGAGGAAGATATGCAAGTGTTAAAATAGAGAACGAAAGTGCTGGTGAGGACTGGAGATATGGAACTTTCCAAGTAGATGTTCAAGCGGATGGGAGAAGATAATGGCTAAAATAGTAATAAGACTACCAGAACCTAGAAAAGAATATACAGAAGATAACCAAAGACAAATCAACAGATCTATCAGTTCTCTTATAGAACAGTTAAATTCAACATATATGCAGCCTGATAAAGACGATCAAGAAAGGGTTAATTTCTTTTTAAGCTAATGGCAAACGTATATAAAAACATTCAAAAATTATTAGATCT